TGAGGGGTTGCAGATGGTGAGCATTTTCTGGATGGAAGCTTCCTCCAGCGGACACACGACTGCTCCCACATCCTCATCCCATCGCCACGAGCGCTTCAAGTAGCTGACTTCACGGATGTGGATGAAAGCTCTCGATTCACTCGACTTGTCAGCCATTGTGTACTCAACACCAATGTCCTTCAGAACTCCCTGGATGGCCGTGTGGTTGAACCAATTTGCTGATCGCGATACTCCCATAGCGTTGTCGTCCCCGTAGGTGAGTAGCGCCACGAACTCCTTGAACCGACGGGCCTTGCTAAACGTGTCACCTGAGAAAGGACACAATCGAACAAAGGCAAGCCGCATGTACAGACAGTTGACCAAGCAGTTGACGATGACCGTAAGCGGGTGCCCCGAAGGGTTGGATCCGATGAACTCAAGCAAGTCACCGTTGAAGTTGACGAAGGCGTAAGCAGTGTCCTCAGCAATGCAATCGATAATCACAAGCTCTTCTTCGCTCCACCCTGCAGCCGCCAAGACGATGCGAATGATGTAGAACGCCATGAGGATCAGAATCGCTTCCATCTTCTTGTCAAACTTGCCGTAGTCTCCAGCCACAAGTCTGTCCATGCCAAACTGCGTTAGGTACACGTAGTACGCTTGCCATTCCTTTGACTGCGCTACACAGCCTGGTGATGATTCAAACAGGAAAGGATTCTCCTGCATGAGTTTCACAAACGGCAATAGATACTTACGGACGACAAAGCTCCAATCAGCGGGGGCAGCAGTGAAGACACGCACCTGCCCTTTAGCAATCTTGGGCACCGGTCGAGGCTCATCCTTCAGCTGCCCACTGAACACTGGTGCTGCGCACTGTCCCCTGGCATAGGCCTGTTCAATGTGGGCAATGCGCTCCATTACCTCATCGTCGAACATCATGTTACCTTCCACACCGTGCAAGTGAAACTTCTTGGACTCGTTGTACGGTTCTCCCATGGATGACTTGAAATTCATCTTGTCAATGAAGCGAACTCCGGGAACACCATTCACCGTCGCCTGATCACTCAAAGGTTCGAGCATCTTCAGGGACTCAGGGGTGAGGCCATCAAGGATGTCAGCGGCAAACGCCTCAGCTAGAGAACGCATCTCTCCAGGACTGACAGCACCGAAGTGCTTCTGCGTGGAATCGATCAGAGCGAGTCTCCATGGGCGCCAATCGCGTAATTGAGGAGCACCAAAGTCGACCTTCCATTTGCGGTCTTCCAAAATCCTCTCTCCCAGCAAGGTTGGTCTAACCTTTGATCGCGACGTGAAACGTGGTCCAACGTAACTACCGTAGCAGTTGACTGTGCCGTTCTCGAGCCACCTGAGAGGTGAGTGCTGATTCAACGCCCCGATCACCTTCTTGCGGGAAGAGGCGCTGATCATTGGCGTCGCGCACTGGATGACTGGTGCGCGGAAGTGTTTGTACGCTCTATCTACAACCTCAGAATCAAGCGCCGTCGACCACACCTGGCTATCGCGTCCCATGAGATGCAAGCCAAGAACAGCACAAGTCGGTTTGTGACTGATTAGCGCTGAGCCGCAGTCACCTACAACGGTAGGTGTCTCTGCAAGACCACCCCACGCCGGCAACACGACCCCTAGCTCGGCCACAGTAAC